TGAGGAAGTACATCTTGTCGCTGGCACAATCGCGGTCGTACTGCACCGGAATGCCCCGAAACGACGGCAGGCGGCCGTCTACGCCAGGCGCATCGTTCGACGAGAGGCGCTGATAACCCGTGCCTTCAAAGATCTCCTCGAACTGTGCGTAGATCGTGTTGTTGGTAAAGATGTTGGTAGGCTGCTCGTTGCCCTCGCTGACGTCGTTCCAAAGCGACGCCATCGCCAGCATACCCTGGTAAAAATTGGTGCCGGTGATACCGCGAAAACCGTTGCTGCCGTAGGTGGCGTCGAAGTCGAACTCTTTGTTCTTCCACCAGGTGTTCGACGAGACGGTGATGCCGCCCAGCGTCGTCGGGGTAGTGCCAGGCGCATCAGCGATGATGTCCTGAAAGCCCAAAGGCGCTTTGCCGGTCTGCGCGGAGTAGATCGAAGCATTGATCTGGTCGCGCAGCGTAAGCATCGACTGCTCAGTCTTAGCCGCGAGGAGCCGCATGGCCGAATCCGACTTGCGATTCTCCATCTCCTCGGTGTAGTTGATCGTAATCGGCACGGCCGCGTAGCGGAACGGATAAAACGCTGCCGTGATGCCGTCTACAGCGTCGGTGTTGAGGACGTCGTAGCCGCTGAAGTATTGGGCCGAATTGCCGGAATACATCAGGTCGCATTGGATTTCCTTGCCGCCGTTATCGGTAACAAGAGCGCCGCCGCTGCGGAACATATCGAGCGTCGGGTAAGCGTCGAAGAAGTTATCCGTCAACTCCTTGCGCTTGGCACGCATCGTCAATGTCCAAGCGGCATCCCAGGTTTCAGTGGTGCTGGTAGCTGCCATAATTAGCTAGTCCTTATTCAAATCCTAGACTGGACAGACCGTTCAACACTTCGTTGTCGGTCAGTGGACCGCCCTCCTCGCTGGCATCGACCCCTTGGGTCTGTCGTACGGCACGCTTGCTGGTGCGTTTAGCCTGCGTATCCTGCTGCCGGACGTCGGCGGCGTTTTTCGCCGTGATGCCGGCGTGCAGTTCGTAGGCTTCCTTGACCGTATACGGCTGGCCGGTCGTCGGGTTCGCAATCTTGGTCGTGGCGACGATCTGGTCGGTGTAGCTGTCCAAATCGGAACCATACTGGTCACGCGCATCCTGCACCTGCTGACCGATGTGGGCGGTCTGCTGGGCTTGTACGTATTGATTCGCGTGCGCCAGTTGCGCTTGTAGCTGCTGCACCTGTTGGTTTAAGCCGGTAAGGTGGCTACCTACCTGGTGCTGGACGATTTGCTGCACGGCGTCGATGCCGCGCTGCTCCTCTTCCGACACACCCTCACGCATCTGCTGGATGGGGTCGGGCGGTGGCGGCGGGGCAGCCATCGTCTGTATACGCGATGCCCACTCCTGCCGCTCTTGTGCAAGCTGGTTGCGCTGGTCGGCCAAGTCCTGCTGCGTCCTCGTAAACTGCGCTTGCAGGTTCTTTGCCAGTGGTACGAGCGGTTGGTATTGCTCCGGCACCGTATTCGGATCGACGCGAAGCCAATCCGCTTGGGCCGGATCGAAATCCGACGTTGCACTGTCGGAGTGTCCTGCGTCGTCCGATGGGGCTGACGTAGAGGTATCATCTTCAAACAACTCGACGGTGTTCGTCGCTTCGTTTTCGGATGCGCCCGTGTCAGGTGCCGCATCTTGGCCGCCGGAGTCCAGATCCAGAACTTCGGACATAGGGTTACTTCCCTTCGGTTGCCTGCTCGGCTGCCTTTACCGCATCTGCAGGGCTATTGCCCCAATAGATCGGTTCCGTGCTGCGTGGAGCAGGGTTAGTGACGTCGCTGCTGATGTGGCAGCGTGAGCCGCCGACGGCGTCGGACGACTCGCTGACATTGTATTTCTTCAGCAACTGCTGTTTATGACTGTAGCTTTCGACGACGCAGCCAAAGCCGGCGTGGTACTTGCCATACATGCCGGAGTGGTCGTTGTGAATCATGTTGCTGCGCCGAAAGACCATCGGTGCCTGGCTGCCGCAGTCGTCGCAGACGATGGTCTTGGTGACATCGTCGCTTTTGATGAAGCAGACGTCCTCATGGAGGCGGCCGCAGTCATTGCATTCGTAGTCGTGAAGTACCATTTAGTTTTGTCCTGGTGCGCGTTGCACCTCTTGGCTCATCTCCTGAGCTTGGCTACGTACGAGGCTGATGATGCCGCCCTCTGCTTCGCTGCGCTGGTCGCCACCACCACCACCACCGCCGGCACCTGGCGCTACGCCCTGCGCCATCTGCTGCAAAAATTGCTCATGCTGTCCAATGTGGTTCTGAACGGTCTGCATGATCTGCTGCTGCTGCACCGGCAGCATCTGCTGGAACTGCGGCAACTGCGGCAACTGCTGATGCACCTGGATATGAAGGGCGTGGTTCTCGTCCGGCGTGACGCCAGGGTCGCCGCCGACCATCAGATACGCGACGTTTTCAAGGTTGGCGGCCTTGATGGTGTCGCCATTCTCGCGCTGGCCCAGGTACTTGTCGGGGTCTTGCACGCGGAACGCCTTGAGCAAGCCTTTTATCGCTTCCAGGCGGTTTATCTCTGGCAAATTGATCGTGTAGTTGAACAGTTGCAGGGCATCCTCGCGCTCCAACTGCTCAGTCAGCGGCTGCATACTGCCGGCTTCGATCTCGACCTTGTAGCGTACGCGTAGAAGGTCGGCCGACACCGCCTCGTAGACGGGGTCTTGCTCGTTTTGAGCTACGTTGACGAGGAAGTTTTCGGGCGTGTAGCGCGGATCTGCCATCATACGCAGGCTGTTGCGGACAATGGCGCGGTAGCAGTCGGCAACGCGCAACTGCATCCACTCGCGGTTTATCTGGCTGAAGGACGCCTGCAAGGACGCCTGCGTCGCCGTCACCTTGGGGCCGCCGCCCATCGCCAGTTGGCTGACGTTAAGAGACTGCTCTTCGTAGCTACGGGCGTCGTTTTCCAAGCCCAGCTGATCCGGCGGCGGTGCGCCGAAATTAAGCTCCTTCATACTGGTATTCGGATCTTCGACCCAAATGATCTCGCCGTCGCGCCCCTCTTCTAACGTATCACCGATGTCTTGGTTGGCTTCGCGCTCACGGCGTGACGCCAAGACGACGCGCTGAAACCGCTTGAGCAGGTCGGCACGGCGACTGACGCTCTCGACGATGAGCTTCTGCGTGTCCTCGATGTACTCCATCGGAGGCTGCCCGTAGAAGCTTTTTTCGGTCTGGTCAAACTTCAGCGCATAATATGGAAAGCCGCCGTCGGTCAGGAAGCCACCGGCCGGCGTGAACTCGCCCGTCATCATCGGTTCGCCGGTAAACGGGTCGGGTTGCGTCACCGCTTCCATCGCCAGCATCGGATGGTCGACTTCTTCGATAGGCTCTTTGACGCCTTCAGCAAAGGTGATCCGCTTCTTATGGAGCCGGTCATGTATCTCATATAGCAGCACCATCTCGCCGCGCTCTTTGCTGGTGTTGATGGCGTCTTGCTCGTCGGAGTGCTGCGCTTCCTCAAAATCATGAATAAAGCCGTCGCCCTGGGCATCTTCGTAGGACGTCGGCCGTATCTGACGTCGGTTGACGAACCGCTGGTCTTCTTTCACGAATTCCAGCGGCACCATCATCTTCTCGATGATATAACGGGCGTGTGAGAGCTTATGCGGTGGGCAGAGCGGGTCGACAAAGATGTTGAAGGGCGAGATGCGCGAGACGTACGGAAAGTCGTTCTCCATCGCATCGTTGACGACGTAGGGCGCTTCGATGTCTTCGTCGCCAGGCGGGTTGTAGCCGAACTTGAGCCAGCCGATGCTGCAAAAAAGCGCATCGAAGATGATCTGCTGCACCTCACGCTTGGCATCCATCTGCTCCAGCGCGGCGTTGGCGACCCGCTCCAAGATCTCGGCAGCAAACTCGCGCTGCGGCTCTTCGACCTTGAAGAAGACGTGCGGGTAATGAAATGACACCGACGCGATGATCTGGCGTGCCAGCGGGTACATGCGACTGATCTTGATGATCTTGTCGTCGCCCAAGCCTGGCACATCGAAGTCGAGGTCGTAGGTTTTGAGCAGGCGTCGCCACACTTTATGCCGCGTACGCATATACTTGCGGCTATTTTCGATGCTGCCCTGCCAGAACTCTATTTCTTTCGACTTCATCAGCTTAACAAATTTCCGTTAAGTGGTTGGCAAAAAAAGAGTTACTTCTTGCGACCACTCGGCTTCTTACGCGTGTTGGTGACCTTCTTGCCGCTGCGCTTGGCCGCCTTCTTCGCGGCAGCGCGTCCGGCGCTGGTATAGGCAAAGCGTTTGCCATTGACCTTGGGCATCTTACTTCCTCGTTTTGCCGGCTTTAAGGTTGTCCGCACCGGCCGGCATGGCCTTTACGCGGGTGCTATTGCTCTTGGGCTTCGTCTTGACCGATTTGGGCGTGCCGTTGAACTTCGCCATGGTTTTGCGTCCTAATTTGAAGCCGACCGGAAACAACGCTCCGACGGCGGTGGTGGTCATGCGTAGGCGTAGCGGCCGCTGCGGCGGCCGGCCCCATCCATCAGTTGATCTATCGCTTCCTGGCCGGTGCCTTCGTATGGTTCCGGCTCGGTCTGCTTGTGCGGCTTGTATACGTGCATCATCGCGTACCGCAGCTCGTCGGCCGCATGGTCTTCGGCCGTCGTGTCGAGGTCTTCGGGGTTTTTGCTGCTGCGCGGCAGCGACGGCATTGTTCGCATCAGCGCGTCGTTCCACCCGTTGAAGCAGTAGATACGCTCTTTTATCAATGCATCGTTGACGACGCGCCAGCCGGTGATACGGTCGTTGTTGGCACGCGTCAGGAAGATGCCCTGCTCGGCAAAGACGTCGGCGGGTGAGTGGTTGATCACCTCCGACAAGCGCCGCTTCACAAACATGCTGGGGTCCGCATACGTCGCCTGCGGATAGCGGCCGCCGGTAAACGGACATGCCTCGATCATCTGCGCGATGTTGGCCGCGTGCTGCGAGGCGGTGGCGTTGGCCTGGTAGTATTCGCAGATACGGTAGACGTTGCCGTCGTAGTCGACGGTATACAGTCCGTAGCTCGTCGGTGCCGCTTCGCCGTAATCGAGGCCGCCGAAAAGCGGCCAGTGGTCGGGTATCTCAAAGCTGGGTACGGCGACCTTTTGCTCGTTCCAGTTGGTAAAGTACTGTCCGACGAAACTGTCCCAGTCGCCCTCCAGCCAGGCTTTGACCAGTTGCTCGTCACCAACCCCTTCCAGGCGCTTGATATAGCCGGGGTCGCGCTCCAGCAGGATCTTGTTGTCGGTAACGAGGCTGCGGATATACATCCGCTTCATGCCGTCGTCGCCGTCGACAATCGTCGACTCTGGCGCGGCGTCGATGAAATACGCCTTGACATTGTTGTGATTTGCGCCGCCAGGGTTACCGGAGGCGCGGATGCGCTTGGTCGGTATCTCGGCCGCACCGGTACGCA